TCGCTCCGGTGTTCGACAAGATCATCGAGCATGGCTTCGACCCCGTTGCCGTTGTGTTCCTGACCGACTTGTGCTGCAGCAGCTTCGGCAACCAGCCTGATGCACCAGTGTTGTGGGTCACGACTGACCCCGGCACCGCACCCTTCGGTGAGGTGGTGGAGATGGGAGACTGATGATGCTAGCCCTGCCTGATGGGTATAAAGTGGGGCCAACTGACAAGCGGGCCAAGACCGTGCATCACAAGATGCTGGGGGATGAATGGATAACCATCGTCTACTACCGGGGATACCCGGCGTTCGAGATTAGCAAGCAGTTCGGCATCTACAACCAGTCACCCCAGTACGCTGCCCGGATGGGCGTTGGCAAGCCGTGGCAACAGTTCAAATCAGTACCCGAAATGATCCGGGTGATGACAACCAAACATAGACTAGGAATTAAAGCATGAACATCTTCCAAGACGTGGACATCGGCAAGCTCACTGCCCTGAGTACTGCTGCCAAGTTTGGTATCTGATATGTCCCGTATCGACATCGACAAACGTCGAGAGTGGCTCCGTGCCTTGCGCCGTTTCAAGTACGGTATCAAGGTGCGGGCCAAGCTCGGGATACTACAGACTATCTGTGAACAAGTTGCAGCACAACGCAAGGGTAAACAAATATGGGATGCACCGCAGTGGGAGCACGACAGGTGGGTTACGTTCCTGTACACTTGCATCAAAAACAATGAGTATCCACCGGAGCTACTCGAAGGGTTCGTGAAGACGGCAGAAGTGACGTTCTTCAACCCCAAGAAGCAGCCCACGGTGGAGATGACCATCGACGCAATGAACGAGGTATGCAAGCGATTGAGTAAGCCGCTGCGTACCAAGTTCGGAGTGTTCGTGTGAGGTGACGATGGGCACAACGAAGAAGCCGCGCAAGAAGTACCGACCCAAGCCGGTACTACAGAACCCCGTGGGGTACGTGCTGGAAAGCATGATGCCCATCCGTAATCACGACTTCCCGCTGGTTGATCTCAAGATCAAGAACCACATGGCGATGACCATGCTGCTGCAAGGCAAGGCGAAGAAGGACAACATGGACAAGCTCATCGCACTGAGCAACGTGTCGGAAGCACTGTGGGAACTGGGGTTCGGCAAGGAGTACCAGAACGTCTGCGTTGACGGGCGGTATGCCATCTTGTCTATCGTCAACCGTGCCACCAAGCACGGGCGCTTTACCCCGACAGGGCCTGAGATCACCATGCTCAACACGCTGATGGAACTCCACGATGCACAGATGGAAGTCATCACAGTGAAGGACATGGAGCGGGCACTCGATCTGGTGAAGGCCAAGCTGCGCGGTTCCAAGGACACCATCAAGCTGCCACCTGTACCGGAGCACTTGAAGTGAGCCGCCGAGCACGACTACTGAACGCCTTGATCATCGCTGTCACGGTGGCCTCGGTACTCGTACTCGTGATCAACATCATCCTGATAGATATATGGAGGTACTTATGACGATGGAAGACGAACGCAACCTTGACCTACTGGTTGATGAAAAGAAGTTTTGGACTGCCGATCAACCTTATCCACAGTGGCCTTTCGGTACCGTGGATCCTAAGGAGCTTGCGAAGTGGGATGCAAAGAACAACCCGGTAGAGAAGGCGTTGGTATGAACGCGGATGACATTCAAATTGGTGGGGACCACTACCACGAGCTAGGCGTGCAGCCCTGGCACGTCATGGAGGCGGTGCTGACTCGGGAGGAGTTTATAGGATTCCTAAAAGGAAACATTATTAAGTACAGTATGCGCGCGGGTAAGAAAGACTCGGACGACTTGGGCAAGTGTAGGCACTACATGCAGAAACTAAAAGAGGTGACCGATGGACGATAAATACGAAGGCTGGCTAGGTCTTACCCTCGCCGAGATGGACAGTTGTATCGATGGGAATATGAAAATAACGGACCACTTACTACGGGATGCGATTTACGCAGTTATCGTTGATGTTGAGATGACGCTCAAAGACAAGAACGACAAGAGGGATGAAAATGAAGTTTGCAGATAATCTTATAAAGGAAGCGAAGACGCAGAGTGATGTGGTCCCTGGAAACATTTACCCTGCAAAAGGGGGGCGGAAAAGTCCTGGTACGGAGTGGTGGCTCGTGATCGCGGTTTCAAACACTGGCGCGCACTGTATCGGGTTTACCGCAGAGGGGCGTCCATGCTCTACCACAAGTTATCTTAAAGGGGCTTTACGGGAGCGCCCTATCGTTGGGCGATGCGACCTAAGCGCAGTGCAACTTAACCCAAAGGATTAACAGGTGGACACTTGCCAGTCTGGTCGTCAGGCGCGAATCCTACAAGGACGTTTAATATGATGGACATCGTAACCATCGACTTTGAAACCTACTACGACAAAGATTACAGTCTGTCGAGGATGACCACGGAGCAGTATGTTCGCAGTCCCCTGTTCGAGATCATCGGTGTCGGCATCAAGGTCAACGACTACCCCACGGACTGGTACTCCGGTGACAACCCCGGCAAGTTCCTCAAGTCTCTTGACTACAGCAAGCGGGCAATCCTATGCCACAACACTGCGTTCGATGGTGCCATCCTGTCATGGCTATTCGGTATCCGTCCGAGGCTCTGGCTGGACACGCTCAGTATGGCTCGACCGCTGCACAACGTCACTGTCGGTGGCTCACTCGCCAAGCTGGTGACGTACTACGGACTGGGTAAAAAGGGCGACGAGGTGGTGGCTGCACTGGGCAAGCGCAAGGCTGACTTCACCGAGCCTGACCTCGCTCAGTATGGGGAGTACTGCAAGAACGATGTGAACCTGACCAAGCAACTGTTCGACAAGATGAAGGTGGGCTTCCCATCCAGCGAGTTGTTGATCATTGATCAGACGCTGCGCATGTACACCGAACCGACCATCGAACTGGACGTGCCGCTGCTGGAGAAGCACCTCGAAGAAGTGAAGACCCGCAAGCGCACACTGATGTCCGATCTGGGCCACGGCATGGGCGGTGAGCAGGCAGTGCAAGAGATGCTCATGTCCAACGACAAGTTCGCCAACTACCTCAAGTCGCTGGGTGTGGAGCCTCCGACCAAGACCAGTCTGAAGACGGGCAAGGAGTCGTGGGCATTCGCCAAGACCGACAAGGGCATGACTGACTTGCTGGAACATGCTGATGAGAGAGTGCAGGCCGCTGTGTCCGCTCGCCTCGGTGTGAAGTCCACGCTGGAGGAGACACGCACCGAAGCCCTCATCGGTGTGGCTGGGCGCGGACGACTGCCCATCATGCTCAACTACTACGGTGCCCACACTGGGCGCTTCAGTGGCGGCGACAAGCTCAACCTACAGAACCTGCCAAGCCGTGGCAACACGACCATCCGCAGGGCGCTCAAGGCACCACCGGGGCAGATGCTGATCTCATGTGACTCGTCGCAGATCGAAGCACGTACTGTGGCATGGGTGGCAGGGCAAGACGATCTGGTGCAGGCGTTTCGTGACAGGCGGGATGTGTACTCCGAGTTCGCCTCTGAAGTCTACGGTCGCACCATCACCAAGGCTGACAAGGTGGAGCGGTTCGTCGGCAAGACCTGCGTTCTGGGACTGGGCTACGGCATGGGCGCTGAGAAGTTCCGGCGCACACTGGAGATCGGGCAGGGCGGGATCAGCGTCAAGATCGACATCAACGAAGCCAAGCGGATCGTTCGGCTGTACCGACAGAAGAACTGGAAGATCGTGCAGTTCTGGCAGAAGTGCGGCAACGCACTGAGAGACATGTTGTATGGTGGCGCAAACGAGTTGCACCCCAAGGTGCGCTATGACAAGCACGGCATCCACTTACCCAACGGGTTCTATGTCCGCTACCCTGCACTGCGCGAGACGGCCAACGGGTTCATGTATATCTCTGATGCCCGCACATACCAGAAGGCGCTCAAGGATCGAGTGCTCACTGGCGCACCACCTGATGACATCGCATGGACGAAGGTGTACGGCGGCAAGGTGACGGAGAACATCGTGCAAGCTCTTGCTGCATTGGTGATCCGTGAGCAGATGGCCGCAGTCGGGATGCACTTCAAGGTGGCCTTCCAAGTCCACGACGAAATCATCATCGCTGTGCCCGAGGACAACGCACTGGCCGACCAAGCCAAGCTCGAAGCCCTCATGTCCACCGCCCCCAAGTGGGCACCCGACTTACCTGTGGCCTGTGAATCCGGCATGGCTGCAAACTATGGAGATACGTGATGACCATCGCTGAGATCAAGCGCGAACCGCGCAACAAGGACACCCTCGACCTGCTGAAGCACATCGTGCAACAAGTTGAGGAGAGTGATGATGCCACTGAGGTGCTGGCCTTCGTGAAGATCGGCAAGGACTACCACCGGTTCTCGACTGGGATCGCCGACATGATGAAGCTGATCGCTGTGCTGGAGGTGGCAAAGCACGACTGCATCTCCCGTATGACGACCGATTGACAGGGGTTCTCCGTGGTGTACACTGGTGGTTCCAACATTACATCTCCCTCGCAGGTAGTCCCTGTGGGGCACACTGCCATGCGCCTAAGCCACTCATACTCGTCGATCAAGCTGTTCGAGAACTGCCCGTTGCGGTACTACCGCCAACGGATCAAGAAGGAAGTCGTTGACGAGGGCGGCGAAGCGTCCAAGTACGGGGAACGTATCCATGCGTTCCTCGAAGCCCGACTGAAAGGCTCGGGATTGAATGCAGAGACGGCGCAGTACGAACCCCTCTGCGCATCGGTGGAGCGCATCGCCAAGCAGGGCATCCTGCACATCGAGCATGAACTGGTGCTGACTGAGAACCTTACACCAACAGGTTGGTGGGATGCTGACGCATGGCTGCGCAGCAAACTTGACGTA